TGCCTTCCGGTACTGTTTCGGCAATGCCCTGACTTATCAGAGCGTTGCAGGTTGGTTCATCGTGTTCGGCAACCGTACCGGCCCCGAAACCGTTTGCGTCTGTGATGTAGCGTATTTTCATGTTATCGGTATCCTGATGCCCAAGCTGACGAATTAGACATTTGCCCCGCTCTGTTGGCGTTTGAAAGTTTATTTTTTAGGATTTGAACAACTGCACGCTGCGCCGCCGGCCCTGCCGCCAAAATAGCCGATTCGACAAAGTGCCTGCCTGTTCTTATTTTACCGTTGCTCATTTTCACATCGTTATTCACGAAATGAAGATAGTAACCGTCATTTGTGCCGCCTGTATTCGCGCCAACTATTTGAGCGAATTTTACACGCCTCAACTTAGATAGCGTTTTCACGGACTTGCGAAGGTTGCCGGGCCTGTATGTAGCCGCCACAACTCCGCTGCCTTTCGGCATTCGCTTGAATAACATACTTTTGCCCGACTTGTAACGCTTATGCGCACGCGCTCCGATTGGTGTTCTTCCTTTTATTGCGGACGCTAAAAAATCAGCAGGGCCTTTAAGGTCTGACTTGATTGTTTTTGCAATCTGTGAGTTTAGCGCTTTTAGATTGCTGATGATAGCGTTTATTTCCTGCTGTGTGGTCGCCATATCAATTCCGCGCAATAAATTGATATGTTGCCGTGCGGCTTAACGTCATACTATCTGCGTCCATGCCATCCACCGAACTGAGATATTTGCACGCCTCTACCGTTACGCCACCGGCGGTTCCGGTTACGAAATCAAGCGCCGTGCGTACCGCTGCGTCAATATCCTCAATAGCCTGATATGCGTTTTGGCCTTGTGCCGCGTCCGCCCAAAATGAAAACGTAACTATTGACGTGTCGTGATCGGCTTTCTTGTCCTTCATTGCGTCCGTTGGCCTGTTGTCCACCGTGTACGCAATGGCAGGAAGCGCCGCCTCCTGAGCAATGAAAATAGGGTATATCCGGCTACCAACAAGTGCCGTGACGGCACTTGTTGCTGATAATTTAGCGTAGATGTATTTCCCTGCGTTCATGCTGTTTTACGCTTGTTTCTTTGCAAAAATTAAAATTGATGCCTTGTAGTCCGGTTTCTGAAAATACAGGATGTCGTAATATTCAGAATCGAACACAATACGCATTTTTTCGGTTAGCGTGTCACGGTATGCAATGTCGAAAATGACTGCGGTCTGTGATATTGGTTGGTCATTCATCATATCTTCCTTGCTGCCTCCTTGACGATACGATACCTTCGCCCACACTTCGCAGTTCTTTTCCCACGCTATCAGTTCCTGACCGAAAGCGCCCCTGGTAGAAACAGGCTGTTCAATCCGAATCCTCCAACGTCTTTCGCCTATCTGCGTTTGCTTCGCCATTATATCCACCGTTTTAGAGGCTGCAAAAGAACGTCTGACATTGACATACCTTCTTCGCGGCTGTCCTCCCTGTTCGTGTATGCCCGCGCAATGCGTGACAATATTCCCGCTGTGACGTTTGGCGGCAGCGATGACGGGCCGGAACCGTAACCGGCTGAATACGTCACAACCACCGCGTCCGGCCTGTTGGCCAAGTCGGTAGGCCAATAGTAATCCGGTTTCAGGCTGATATTAGCGCCACCCGATGAAGCGGTGAAAGTGTATTCAGATGATGCCCACGTTTGCAGGGTGTTGCTGCTGTCATAGTAGGCGATTGACGTAACCGAGTTAACAGGGCCGATGCCGGAAATGAAAAGCGTGTCGGTTGAATATTGCGGAAAGCGGCTGTGATGCTCAACAACCGTTTTTGTCAGGAGCGCACATTGATATTGCTTTTCAATCAACGCACATTGCGCCTTAATCTGCATTATCAGGTATTCGTCATCGTGACGTAAGTCATCCATGCGAAGCTGCATCCGCACCGCTTCCAACGATACGGGCAACTCCGCGCTTTCGGCTGTAATCGTGTGGCCTGTATAGTATCTCCCGTATCTGTATTCCATGACTACTTGTTAGCAGGTTGTTGTTTAATCAGCCATCGCTTCCCGTCTGCCTGAATGTACCGGTCACCTGCAATTCTGAAAAAGTCAGTTGACCTGCCGGATACAGGGTAATTATTCAGCCTGATGACGGTATTAGCAATTGGCTGCGCCACGCGCAATGTACCTGTGCCGATGCGCCATCTGTACGCGCCTGTTGCAGCCTTGCTAATAACAATCACCTGTTGCGTGTCGCCCCTGACATTCCACGACCCCAACCATAATGCTTCATTGTCTGCTCTTAGACTATCAACAGGATTGCGACCTGTCAGCGATTGTATGCGGTCTGATTCGCGAAAAATGGCGGTGATGCGCTGTGAAAAATCGTATGTAGTTGCGATTGTTCCGGCGAACATTGATGCTCTGTCTGCAATGAAGTTTTTTCCGTTTTGGTACAATTGCAGACTGTCGCCTGCTAACTGTGCATCCTCCGTGTACGCGCCATTGTCGTACACAATACGATGCACTTTGTAGTATTTTCCTGCTGTGTTGCTAATGTATGTCGTATCAATTACGACCATTTGCGCCGAAAGTTGGAAGGCGAAAAATGCGATGAAAATTGAAAGAATATGTTTCATGTTGTGATGTTTTAGTTAATGATGAAAAACCCGACCGACGTTTCCGCCGTAGCGTTCGCCCCCAGGTTAATTGTGAATGAACCGGCCGCCGGAACCACGTTTTTGATATAGGCCGTTGCGTCATTTGTGCGCACGGTTGCAAATACCAGTGAGGATGTGGTACAAAGCGAGTTAGTCACAGTTAGCGCCGTAGCGCCCGCCGCAAAGTTCACGTTGCCGGAAGGTGTGTTAATTGTTTGGTTGCCCGTTGTGCCTGATATGGCGTTTGCGAGGTATGATATTTTGCCGTTTGCTTCGATCTTATGAATATCATCTGGATTGTTATTCTGAACAAGAAAAACATTTGTTCCTGAACTCGCATTTGGTGCCCGGAGCCTTGTACAGTGCGTTGCTCCGTTCGCGTTCACGTCCAGTCTATACCCGCCATTTAAGGGCGTTCCACCATTCTGAATGGAGATGTTAGAGCTGGCAAAAATCCTCATAATCGACTTTCCGCCCAGTTCTGATGGGTCAGAATTGTTAAAATCAAATAGCGTTCTATTGGCCGACTGCCCATTGTTCGCGCGGGCCGAAAACGAGCCAATAGGCCCATTTGTCGAAACATCCGTAGTGACATCAAAAAGGAATGTAGTTCCTATTGTCGAAAAATTTGACTTTGTCCAAAATACCGGAGAAAATGTACCAACCGCCCCCGTGTAGTTTTCAATTTGAAAGAACCCATCAGTTACACCGGATCTGTCAATACGGAAAGCAAGCGCCGATGTAGCTGGCATTATAACCGACAAAGGCCTTGATGGCGTTGTCGTGCCTATTCCCAACCTCGAGTTAGCATTATCCCAGTAAAAATTAGACCCTATTTGAGTGGTAGCGTCATCCCAAACGCGAAATATATTTGTATTTCCGCTATTTGTTAAGTTTAGATTAAGTGTCGAGGATGTCGTACTCCCGCCCTTTACATTTAATTTTCCAGTAGCGGAGGAAGGAGCGCCGATATTTAGCCTGACGTTTGCATTATCCCACGCCAAATTAGACGAGGCTGCGAACGACCCCGCGTTGTTGTACTGAATTTGGCCCGTGGAGCCCGCTGGAGTGCCTCCCCCGCCGCCGCTACCTGTCGCACTAACAGTCGCAATACCATTCGCCTTACTCACCGTGACGTTCGTACCTGCAACCACATCTACAATTGGCAGCGTTACAGACGATGCCGCCACACCATCATTCAATAGTGATGCGCGTAATGTTTGGCCTGACAGGCTGAAGGTATCTATTGTCTGTATTTCGTTCGTTGCGCTTTGGTCTGCGACCGTTGCAGCCTGCCAGCGTGTATTGGTGGAGTTGTAGGTTAATACCTGTCCGTTGGTTGGTGATGGTACATACACGTCATGCAGTTCGCCTAATTCGTAACCATTTTGGATATGCACGGATATTTCACCGCTTCCGGCATTGCTTTTTACACAATATCCGATTAAAACCAAATGATCGGGCGCTGTGGTTTTGGTTTGTGTTATGCCTCCTGCTGTTGTCGGTGATAGGTACAGCGCCGCGCCTTCGGTGAATGCGGATGTGTTGATACCTGAAACAAGGCCTTCGGCAACGCAGTAACCTTCGCCGTTATTTGCAACCGTTTCATCCATCACGCCAAGCGTATTCGCGCTTAGGCTATCTTGCGACGAAAGCGCCTTTTTTACGGCGACCCGATTGCCCTGAGCGCCTGAAACGTACACAACTTCACCCTTATTGAT